TGCCTGCCACGTATTCGCCATACACCGCGCTCGTGATGCGCACGTAGCCGAGCGGCACGCCCGTGCCGCTCGTGCCCGCTGCCGCCCAGTCGCCCGGGTGCGCGGCGGTGATGACGGCGTTAGCGGCGGTCGCTATCGCGGTGCGCTCGGCAGGTGCCAGCGTGGTCGGGTTGACGGTGACGGGCGATGCCGTGACCGTGCCTGTGAACGTGGGAGCGGCAACGGTGAGGATAGCGCCGTCCACGTCTGCCTTGCTCGCCACGGTGGTCGCGGGAAGCTTGGAGGCGATGGTGGTGAGCGTGCCGTCAATGTTGCCTATGCGTCCGCCGAACTCGGGTGCACGGGTCGATACTGCAGCGTCGATGCGCGCCAGTTCGATAGCGAGGTTCGTGCGAACAGCTACGGGGACTCCGCTCATGTTCGTCGTGCTGGCGGGGTCGCTCGGCAGGTTGTCCGTCTTGGCCTTCACAGCGTCGCTCACGGCCTTGTGCGCGGCGGCGGCTATCGCGGCGTTGGTGAGCGCGGTCGTGTTGGCGCTCACGCTCGTCTGCGAGGCTCGTGCTGCCACGTCTGCGGCGATGCTCGCGCCGGTCGGAGCGCCGAGGCGTGCGAACACTTCTGCTGGCTTGGCTACCTCTATCTCGATGACCACATCCACTTGCTCCATGCCAGCCGCGCCCTTGAGAGACACGACGCAATCGTTCGCCCCCGATGCGATGGCGTCGTTTGGCAGGTGGAGTTCGTAGACTCCCGGCTGATTGGCAGCGTCTACCTCTTTCCACGCGGCGGCGATGGCGGAACCGGCGAAGGTGCCGAGCGTCGTGATGGTATTGATTGCCGCGACGAGCGCCGCCGTGCCGCTGCTCCGCTTGTAGTAGCAGGTGAGTCCGGCAGCATTGAAGGCGATGCCCGTCTTGCGCCCACCCGTGATGGATGCGGAGTCGAGTACAGTCACGAGCATGATGCGTGAGGTCGTCCCCGCTGTAATGATTCTCTTGTGTTGCATCTTCAGTCTCCTGACTGTGAAGCGAGTAGACCTAGCGGGAAGAACGACCCTCCAGCGGAGTCGTATGAGACAAACCCAACCTCGGCACCAACCGTCGCCTGCCAGTCCCCCGCGACGGCGTAGGTCGCGTCCGTCACGGAGTTGACGAGCGTGCCGCCCGCATACAGGTTCACCGCGCTGCCGACAATATCGAAGTGCGCGATGGTGCCCATTGGGTTAGACGCAAAGGCGGTCGAACCGTTGTCCGAATACAGAATGCGGGTCATCGTCCCTGCGGAGCTCACTCGCCAGATACTCGTCATAGCGGAATACAAATCAGCGGAATACTTGTAGCCCGTCCGACCTGCGCCACCCGAGCACCTCCCGAAAGCTCCATATCCGTAGTCGGGGTCGGAGTAGGGTGTCGAAATTCGCCCGTCTTTTACTGTCCTAACAGGCATGGCTTACTCCGAGAACGTGACGACTGGGATATTGTTCTGCGGATAACGTCTGCGGAACGGCGAGCCGCTGTCGGCATCCTGATTCGGATACTTCACGTCGAACGCATCCCAATCCGCTGTCCCTGCTGCCACATTGAAGGCTTCCTGACCGTCGCTCATGGTCACGAGTCCGTAGCCATTGGCGAGAAGCGGCTCGTTCTCAAGAGCAGGAACGAGGAACACGTTGCCGAACCTGTCAGACGATTCGACCATCTCACACGAGTAGAATCTCTCTTCCAGTGCCATAGCTACAGCCCCCGCTCGTCATCGACGCCAACCGCGACGTGCGGGATGGGGATGTGGAGGGTGCGAGGATGCATGTGGCGGCTCCTTGGTCGTGGACGGGGTGTGCTCGCTAGCGGTGCGCTCCGTGGAGGGCAGCGCTAGCGAGGCTCCGTGAGGAGCCCCGCTGTGGGTTGCAGGTGGTACTAGGCCAGCTTGTGGTCGAATGCCACGATGCGCAGCTGCTTGACCTCGTAGGCACGCTCCCAGTTCGCAGCGAGTGCGAGTTCGGCACGCGTCGGCGTGGTCGGATTGGCGACGGATGCGGCGGTGAAGCGCACGCCACGCGGGTGCAGGATGAACGTCTGGCGGTTGACGAGCGTATCGACGCCCGACGCGAGCAGACCCTGACGCACGACTTCGGTGGCGACGTTGCCGACGGGAGAGCCGATACCCATCGCGACCGCGCCCTGACCGAAGAGGTAGGAGCGGTAGACGCCGCCGGTGACGGGGCAGCCGTCGTCAACGATGACGCGCTTGCCCTGATACGACGGGACAGGCTGGCCGTTCTCGCTCGGGAGCACGTTGTCCACGATGAGGTTCTGCTTGCGCAGGAGCGTCTCGGTGGCGGAGTGCATCGCGATGGCGGTCAGCACGCCCTTGGCATCGCCGAGCTTCTGGGTGGCGTCGGCGAAGGCCGAACCGCTCCAGACGCCAGCAGCGCCGACGCCGAGGGAGATGTCATGCACGAGCGCGGCCATGGAAGCGGCACCGAACACGCCGGACAGGATGGCGATGAGCTCGGCCTGCTTGTCACGTGCCCAGAACGCGGCAACGCGATCGGCGATGACGCCGGCGGGGTCCTTGCCAGCGAGCGCGGCGTCGAGGTCGGACGACTTCCACGCGGCACCACGGCGGATGATGGGAGCGGCATCCTTGAGCGAACCGAGAGTGCCAGCCGTGAGCGTGGTGCCCTCGAACAGCGGCTCGGACGCGCCGGTGAGGTCGCCGAAGTACGGCATCTGCACGAGCGTGGCGGGAGACGATGCGAGCGTGTTGAACGCGGCATCGGCGGTGATGATTCCAGCGGTCACGAGGGCTGACATCGCGGCGGTGGCCTTGTTCACGTACGGGGTGAACACCTCGGAGACGATGACATTGGAGAGTGTAGCCATGATGCGGCCTTTCTAGGCGTTGGCTTCGGCTTGCAACGTCGCTGCAAGCTCGGGCTGCTCTTTGAGGAGCCGCCCCTGTTCGGTGAGATTGAAGTGCTCTTTGGTGAACACGTTGACGCCGTGTCCACCCGTGCCGCGATTGTTGGAGCGCGCGGACTCGAGGGCGGCAGCATCGCCGAAGAGGTAGCCGTCGGACTCCTTGAGCGTCACGATCTGCTCGTCAAGCCCCGTCAGCTTCCCGTCGGCGAACGTCACCTTCTCCATGTCGAGCAGTCCTGCGATGGCGCGGGTGTTCAGCGCACCCGCCGCTTTCAGGCCGTCAGAGAGCGCGTGGTCACGATTCAGCGTGAGGATGGCGGCGGCCTGGTCCTCGGTGGCCTTCACGTTCGCGGCGTCCATCTCGGCAATCTTCGCGGTAAGCGCCTCGTTGCCCTTCGCGGCTTCCGTCAGCGTCACCATCTGCGCGTCACGCTCTGTCATCTGGCCCTTGAGCGCAGTGACTTCGGCGGTCGCTTCGGCGAACTTCTCTTTCGGAATCCACGTGCCGTCTGCTCCGTCGCCCTTGACGATGGCCAGGACGCGTTCCCCGCCCATCTTCTCGGTGACGCTTGCGAACAGTTCGGCTCCGAGCAGTTCCTGCAACTTGGACATGGTGTCTCCTCGCTAGTACGCCGCTGGCCTTTTGGACGGGTCGGCTCCCGCATTGCGGCTCTGTTGTTGCGCAACAGCACGCGATTCACTGCTTCAGCCGGTGATGGCCACGGCGTTGGTGACTTACTCGGCAGACGGGTCGCCTTCGTCGGCGGCGTCATCGTCAGTACCGTCGGCGCGCAGTTCCTCGGCTTCGGTAGGAGCGCCGAACGCCTCCTCTGCAACCGGCTCAGGCTTCGACTTCACGTACTGCTTGGCAGCCGCGCCGATGGCCTTAGCAATCTCGGCAGCGTGCGACTTTAGCGCCTTCGCGCATGAGGGCGTCAGAGCGCCGATGGGGGTGTTGGGCGGCACGAGTACCGCGCCACCGTCTGCGTCGGTCATGAGACCGCCGAAGATGCCGCTAACGCTCACGGCTACTGTCTCGGTGTCGTCGTCGTACGCGAACATGGTCACTGTCATGCGGTGCCTCCTGTTGTCGTCTTGACGTTCCATGTAGCTATCTCGGATGCCGTCACGGGCACGTATGTCCCGCGTCAACATGCGTGCCTCGGCAGGGTCGGAGCGTCGTCTATCGCGTACTCCTTGCCGTCGAGCGGAGCGCACTGGTTGCAGGTGCGCTCGTCCCACGTCTCAAGGCACTGGACGCGCTCTGCGCCGTACTTGCGGTACTGGTCCATCGATGAGGCGTTCATCTGGAACATCGCCTCTGTGCGGATGAGGCGGCGTGCGTTGAACACGCTGGCGTCTGTGGCTTTCATCACGGCGGCATTCATGCGAGCGAACGAATCGCCTTGAGCGAATCCGCGTGTGAGCGTCTGACGCAGCGTGGCGGTCAACTTGTCGGCGTTGGCCCACACGCGCTCGGAGAAGTCGGCACCTGACCACGGGTACAGCACGGAAGCGGTCATACGCGCCTCGTCAACGCCCGAGAAGGCGATACCGAGCGCATTGGACAACCCCACGGCGTTGGCTTCGTAGAGCGCGCCGAGTTGCGTGCGTAGGAACGCTTCCTCCGTGCCGCCGAGGTCGCGTGCGAGGTCGGCTATCCACGCGTTGAGCTTGCGGAGTTTGCCGTAGCGGTGCATCTCGGTAAGGGTCAGCTTGCCGTCCGTGGCGTGCTTGCCGAACAGCCGCGCCAGTTCGTCGGTGACTTCGGTGTTGAGCGATTCGTACTGCGCGAGCAGGTCGGTGCGTGCGGCGTCCTCAACCGACTTGAGCAGAGCGGCCTGATAACTCTCGACACGGCCAGCCATGTACGCCGTATCGACGTCGAGCGGCACTAGGCACCAGTCAGGCTGGGCTGCTCTTCGGCGCGCTTGGCAATCTCGCCGGCGGGGTCAGTGACCCACGGCGAATGAGCGAGCGCGGTTTCCTCGGAGTGGGAGCCTAGCGCGAGGTTGACGGACTCGAGCGCGTCCTTCTCGTTGCGGATGGCGGAGCGGGTGAACGTGACCGACGCGAGCGCGGGGTCGAACTTGCCGCCACCCGTGATCTCGATGAAGCGGCAGACGATTGCGAAAATGCGCTCGAATGCGTTCTGTAGCTTGCGCTCAACCGTGTCGCACTTGAGCTTCAGGCCGCTGTAGATGAACTCCAGCGCGACGCCTGACGGGTCAGCAGAGCCGTCCTGCGCGGTCATGTCCACTGACTGTGCGAAGCGGTAGAAGTCGCCAGCGAGTCGGTCGAGCATCTTCTCGGTGGCGGTCGGGTCCATCTCGGCTTTGAGCGCGGATACAGCGCCGTTATCGCCTACCTTGATGGCCTTGTGCGTCTTGAGGTTGCGGCGGAAGTCGGCAAGGTCCTCGCCGTCGTAGTTGGTGAGGATGAGCACGAGGCGCGCGATGTCCTCTAGCGTGTTGGCTGTGTCGCTCACGATGAGGTCGTAGGCGTCGATGATGCCCTTGACGGCTACATGGTCAGGCTGCTCGTCGCTGTTGTTCTTCAGCGGCGCGAACGGCACGACTTCCCACGCGTACGCCTTGCTCCCCTGCTTTATGTGCGGCCTCGGCTCGCCAGTCTCTTCGGCAGCGATGTCGGGGATGAGCAAGCCTTCGCTCTCGACGTAGTACATGACCGTCTCGGGCGTCCAGAGCTCCACGTGGCGAACCTCTACGCGCTTGTCACCCTGATACTCCGTGAGGTTGAATGTTCGGATGACGCCTTGCAGCACCTCGTGCTCTTCATCGTTCCAGAGCGGTATCACCTGGTCTGAAGGGATGAGCGCGAAGCGGAGCACGGGCTTGGAGTCCGAACCGGTCACGATGTAGGGGTGTAGCCACGAGATGCCGCACTTGCCACCCACGCCTACCCAGTCGGACAGTTTATCCGAGAAGTGGGATGTGAGGATGGCTTGCAACGCCTCTTCGAGCTTCGGCAACGCCTCGGATGTGTACGTGGGCGATTTGCCGACGATGTACGCTACCTTTTCGTCGATCGCCAGCCGCATGAAACCGTGCGGGATGCGGTTGTTCGCCGCGTCCGCGTCCACGCTTTTGTTGCCAGCCGCGTCGTAGACGTACATGAGGCGGTCGCAGATGGCGTTCTTCCCCTTGTAGTAGGCGACACCCTCACGCATCTCTCTGCGCGTGGTGGACGCCTCCCACTCCTTTATCGATGCCTGTAGGATGGCGGTAAGTGAGAGTGTCGAGCCTTCCCACGCTGCCATGCTCTCTTCGATGACTCCCACTAGTGGCCTCCTTCGGTGCTTCTCGGCGCGCAGTCGGGCAACGGAAGGTGTTTCGCGATTGCGTCGGCGAGCGCGTCTACTCCGTACTCCATAGCGCGGACGTAGGCAGAGTCTGCAACGTCGTAGACCGCTTGTGACATCTGCTGGCACACGTCAACGCGCATGACTTCACGCGCACCGTGCCAGTGCAGATGAATCAGCTCGTGCGCGATGGTCTGCCGCTGCTCCTCACGCGTCCGATACTCGAACCCGGGCGCGAGCGTGATGGTTGCGAGTTTGCGACCGTACACGGGCTTCACTTGCGCGATGGCATCCTCTTCGATGCACGGGCCTGATGCGATGGTCAGTGACCAGTCGCGCAGTTCAAGCTCAACCGCGCACCAGAGGATGTACTTGGCCCAGCGCTTCAGCTCGCCGCGTTTCACTGCGCGGCCACGATGCCAGCGGCGGACTCGGCTACCTCGGCGGCGATGAACGCGGCGTCGGCTTCCAACTGCTCGCGGGCGGCTTCCATCTCCTCGGCAGAGGGCGTGTGCTCGCCCCAGTGACGTTCGTAGGCGAGGCGAGCGGTGAGGATGCCGACTGCCACCTGCGCGGTGAGTGAGCGCGTCACGACGATGCGCTTGGGGAGCAGCATCAGCTCGCGGATAGCGGCTGCCGCCGGACGGGTGCGAGCGTTGGCTTCCGCTGCCGCTCGCTTGGCACGGTCCTTCTCGATGCGATGGATGCGTGTCATGCGAACCCCCATGATTGAGACTGCTCGGAATAGGTCAGGTAGCGAAGAGAATCCATCCCATGATCGTAGACCTTCATCGGCTTGTCCTCGCCACGGTCCTGCGCTTTCTTGTCCCATGCGTAGACGGGGAACTCTGACAGCGTGAACTCGCAGGATGGGTCGAAGGTCAGGCGGCCTT